TTCAGGATTTATATTTACAAAGATGGAGTTAAAATAAATGAGCAGAGTTATTTAACCCAGACAACAGAAATATTTGTGCCACTTCCTTTAAATGGCACGGCTAAATATACATTTAATATTTCATCTGATAGTTCTGCAACGTTTACAAGTTCCTATTATTTGAGAGTTAATCCATTTACTGGATTTTACCTTCCATTTTTTCAATTAACTGCAACTCAATCAACTGCACAGACTTCATCAGCTTCAATTAATTTACCATTTTTTGCACCTGAACTTACATTGGAAGAATTTTTTGCAGGTGTTTTAAAGACCTTTAATTTAACTTGCTATTCTGAAGATGGTCAAAACTTTATAATTGAACAGTTAGAAAATTGGTATTTAAATGGTAGAGTAATAGACCTTACAAAATACACGATAACTGATAATATTGAAATAAATAAAACTCAGATTTATAAGAATATTAAATTCAAATTTGCTGAATCTAAAAACATATTAGCAACCGAATACCTTTCTAGAAACACGACTCCATATGGAGATTTGCTTTATACTATGGATGTCGATGGTAGCGATTATTCAGTTGAATTACCTTTTGAAACTTTTCAAATGCAAAAGTTTACTGGCACTAATTTGCAGGTAGGTACTTCAGTTGATTTTAATTTAAGCCCTATTATTCCCGGCCCAGTTTTACTTTATGATTATGGGACTATAAGATCTCAAGATTTCTATTTTAATAATGGTTTATCTACTAGCAGAGTTTTAACCTATAATTTATTTGGTCAAGACACTAATATTGCAGGTGAGAATTACACGATAAATTTTGGAGTTGAGCAATCGACCTACACGGGTAGATTAGAAACTAATTCTTTATTTGCTAATTACTACGAGGATTATTTGACCAATATATTTAGCAAAAAATCAAGGCTAATTAACATAAAATCAATTTTACCAATTGGTGCTTTGACTAGCCTAAAGCTAAACGATCGTGTTATCATTAGAGGCAAGCGATATATTATTCAAAGTTTCACAACCGATTTAACAACTGGCGAAGTAGATTTTTTATTGATTACTGATTTCAGAGAAACGGTTGGGGTTATACCAGACACAGGAGATTATTCAAGTTTAAATTATTCAATTTCAGATTATAACGCATAAAAAAATGGCAATACAATTAAGACAACAAGTTTTAGATTTAATAGAAACAAACCTATCAACAGGTTCTAATATTACAGCATCCGAACACAGGGCAGTTGAGCAATCAATAGTTGACTATGTCGGATTTAATATGGTAGCTTATGGAAGAATTGGACCGGTAGATATTGCTAGTGCAAGTCAAACTACCTATTTCGTTAATGGTAATTTAATAAGTGCTATAAAAACAGCTCCATTTGAAAAATTTCACCGAATTAGGGTTACTATTCCATCCGGATTATTGACTTCTTCTGATTTTAAAGTTAGAGTTGATATAGAATCAAATGGAACAGATAATTTAGATAATGATTTATGGCCTGTAGTATTTAAAAAAGATGGGTCTAGTACGACTACTTTTGATTTATTAGTTGAGGAAGTAAATGCAAGAGACCAATCTATTTATTTACATGTTGAAGTTATTCAATTAAGAACATTATGATAAGTCATATAATGGCGATGCTTAATAGCTTGGACCACTACGGCCAAAGCGAAGCGATAGAAATAGCAAAGGGCAAAAATGAATTGCCAATGACATTTAAAAAAGGGTGGAATCAAATTAAACGCAACTACAAATGGCAAAGAATATCGAAGTAGATATTAATATCAATAGTAATACAGAAGCCACCATTAAAAACCTAAGAGCTTTAAAAAAGCAATTAAGGGAAACTGCTGCTGGATCAGATGAATTTAATAAGATAGCGCAACAAATCCGTGATATGGATGACGCTATTAAAGATGCAAACGCAACTTCAGATGACTTTCTTGGATATTTAGAAGGAGCATCTGGCCCGCTTGGTGTACTAGGTAGGGGAATTAGAGGTGCTGAAAAAACATTTTCATCTTTTAATGGTGTATTAAAGGCTTCAGTAATTGGAATTTTAGTTGCATCAATCGGTGGTTTAGTGGCTGCATTTACTCAGTCTGAAACTGCGATGAAAAAACTTGAGCCTTTATTCATTGGAATGGAGAAAATCTTAGGTGGAATATTTAAAGTTTTTGAACCTTTATTAGATGCATTTATTGAATTAGCCTTAACGGCTTTGCCATATATTACAAAAGGCATTGGAGGATTTTATTCTGGGTTATTTGCTTTATTTACACTGATTAAAAATGTAGGTGTTGGAGCAGGCAAAATATTAAAAGGAATTTTTACCCTTGATTTTAATTCAATTAAGGAAGGATATACACAATTAACTGGAAGCTGGAATGCAGCAGTTGAAGAATTTAAAGCAGCAAACAAAAGATTTGAAGCTGGCTCAAATGAATTAACTAAAACTGAAAAAGCTAATTCTAAAACTCGTGTAGAAACTAAGCAAAAAGAAAAGACAGATAAGGATAAAATAATTGATTCTGAGCTTCTTGCAATGAGAGAGTTTCAGAATGAATATGAAAGTTATTTAAATAGACTTGCTGATTTACAAAATCAATATAATACTGAAATTGAAGATCTTCAAGCGGATACTGATCAGAAAAAACTTGATTTATGGTATAGAAGAAAAGCTAAAGAAATTGAATTAATTACAAATGAGCAGGGCGAAAAAAATAATTTATATGCTTTATTAGAAACAGAACGTGCAATTAAGCAAGCAGAGATTGAGAAAAAACGTGAGGATGATTTGCTTAAAATTAGACAAGATGGCGAAGATGCTAGGTTGGCTTATGAACAAAAAATAAGTGATGATGCAAAACGAAATGCAGAAATAGAATTTGAAACAAAAAAACAATTGCAGTTACAATATGCAGATGTAGTTGGAAGGATTGGGTCACTATTACGTCAAGCAGCTGGAGAAAATAAAGACTTGGCGATTGCAGGTATATTATTAGAGCAGGCTTCGGCAGTAGCATCAATTGCAATTAACAGTCAAAAAAATGCAGCTAAGGCTGGATATTTAACACCAGTTGGAATTGCAGAATTAGCTGCTGGTGCAATTGGAATTACATCTGCTATCATAGCAGCAAAACAAGGTATCGATGCAATCAATGCTTCAGGAGTTCCAAGTGGTGGATCAGGTGGCGGTTCTGGCGGTTCAGCATCTGCTCCTGCTGCGCCAAGATTTAACGTAGTAGGAACATCAGGGGCTAATCAAATTGCTCAAACATTAGGCAAAGATTTGCCACCAGTTAAGGCTTATGTTGTCGCTAATGATGTAACATCTGCGCAAAGTTTAAGCAGAAATATTGTATCATCTGCAAGTTTAGGTTAGGGAAAATAAAACAAGGGGTATTTTTAAACGTTTATGCCATATGAGAATAGTTGAATTAGTTATCGAAAAGGATATGGATGGCATTGATGCGGTTAGCCTCGTTGATGCTCCTGCTATTGAAGAAAACTTTATTGCTCTAGCCAAAGAATACAAAATGGATTTGGCAGAAGTTGATGCTGAAAAGCGCATATTAATGGGCGCAGCATTAATTCCAAACAAACAGATTTATCGTAAGCACGGAAAGGATGAATTTTATGTTTTCTTTTCTGAGTCTACTGTTAAAAAAGCAAGTGAATTATTCTTGCAAAAAGGCAACCAATCAAACGCAACTTTAGATCACAAAACAAAATTTGATGGCGCAACTGTTGTTGAGTCTTGGATTATTGACAACCCAGAAATGGACAAATCTAAAGCATACGGATTTGAATTGCCAAAAGGTACTTGGATGATCTCAATGAAAATTGATGATGACAAAGTTTGGAAAGATGCAAAGGATGGCAAATATAAAGGATTTTCAATTGAAGGATATTTTGCAGATAAATTAGAGATGTCAATTCAGGAAGCTGAGGCAGAAAATTTAATAAATGAAATCATAAACATTTTAAATAATGGCAAATAAAAAAACGAGTCCGCAAGGTGGCACAAATAATGCCTGCCTTTGTGCAGATGGCACATACTCAAAAGAGTGTTGTCAAGGAGAGCAAATCAATCAAGGTATTGGTTCATTAGTAGGTCAAGCCAACTCTCTTGTAATTAACACGAATCAACCACGCACGGTTGTTTCAGGAAGCTAGTAAATTAAACAAACAAATAAATGGAATACAAGAACAAATTAAACCAAATCAAAGCACTTTTGTCGCTTGAGGTTAAACTTGCTCAGATGACTCTTGCAGACGGAATTACCGTTGTAGAGGCAGAAGAATTCGAGCCTGAATACTCAGTGGGAATTGTGACTCCAGATGGTATCGTACCGATGCCAGTAGGAGAGTACGAATTGCAAGATGGTTCAATGGTAGTTGTAGAAGTTGAAGGAATCATTGCTTCAGTCGGCCCAAAAGCTGAAGAAGAAGTTGAAGAAACTCCTGAGCTTACTGCTGCACCAGAAGAAGTTGTTGAGCCAGAAATGGGCGCAGCACCTTCAGCACCGCAACCAAAAAGAATTGTTGAATCAGTATCAAAGGAATCTTTCTTTGAAGCACAAGTTGCTGAGTTGAAAGCTGAGATTGAAGCATTGAAATTAGCAGCTCAAGTAAAAGAAGAAGAAATTCAATTGGCATCTCAAGAAGAAGCTGCTGAATCAATCTCATTTAATCCAGAATCGGCTGTTAAGCCAGAAGGTTACAAGTACGGAAAGAATCGTTCTAAGAACATTCAAGATTCAGTTTACAACAAATTATTCAACTAAAATTTAACTAATAAAAAAATGAGTACGACAACATCGATAACGACAACTTATGCGGGTGAATTCAAAGACAAAATCATCGCAGCAGCTTTATTATCTTCTCCAACTATCGACAACGGTGGGATCGAGATCAAACCAAACATCAAGTACAAAGAAGTAATCAAGAAAATTGCTACTGATGACATTTTGAAAAACGCAACTTGCGATTTTGATGCAACTTCAACAGTTACTTTAACTGAGCGTATTTTGCAACCAGAAGAATTCCAAGTAAACTTACAACTTTGCAAGAAAGATTTCCATTCAGATTGGTTATCAGCTCAGCAAGGTTATTCATCATTTGATGTATTGCCTAAGTCTTTCGCAGATTTCTTAGTTGCTCACGTAGCTGCTAAAGTTGCTGCTAAAAACGAAACTAACATTTGGTCTGGTGTTACTGCTAATGCTGGTGAATTTAATGGCTTTGCTACATTATTAGCTGCTGATGCTGCACTTCCTGCTGCACAAGAGGTTGCTGGTACTACTGTAACTGCTGCAAACGTAGTTGCTGAAATGGGCAAAATTGTTGATGCAATTCCTGCTACTCTTTACACTAACGAAAACCTTTACATCTACGTTTCACAAAATATGGCTCGTGCTTACGTTCGTGCTCTTGGTGGTTTTGGTGCTTCAGGTTTAGGTGCTAATGGTACAAACGCTCAAGGTACACAATGGTACAACAACGGATCTTTATCATTTGATGGTGTTAAAATCTTTGTAGCAAACGGTTTAGGTGCTAACAAAGCAGTAGCAACAACTAAAGACAACTTGTATTTTGGTACTGGTTTATTAACTGACATGACTGAAGTTAAGGTTATAGATCTTTCAGAGATCGACGGTTCGCAGAACGTCAGAGTAATTATGAGAATGAGCGCAGGTGTTCAATACGGAATCGTTGAAGACATCGTGACTTACGGAATCACTAACTCAGCTAACTAATAGCAAAGAAAAAAGCACCTCGTTAATTCGGGGTGCTAATTTTTAACTTTTTAAATACAAATCAATATGGCTTGCGATATTTCATTGGGGCGCATTGAACCTTGTAAAACGAGCACGGGCGGTTTAAAAGCCGTTTATTTCGTAAACTGGGGTGATGCAACTGGCTACACATACGATAGTAGCGACACCGATGTAATTGATGCCGTAACTGGAACTCCTTCAGCTTATAAATATGAGCTAAAAGGAACTTCTAGCTTTGAGCAAACAATTACATCAAGCCGTGAAAACGGTACAACTTTCTTTGAGCAAACTTTAAACGTAATGCTAAAGAAATTATCTGTTGCAGATCACAAGCAAATCAAATTGTTGGCTTACGGCCGTCCACAAGTTATTGTTGAAGATAACAATGGAAATTTCTTCTACGCTGGTCTTCAGCATGGAATGGAAGTTTCAGGGGGAACAATTGTAACTGGTGCTGCAATGGGAGATATGTCAGGATACACATTAGTATTGACTGGACAAGAGCCAGTTCCTGCTAACTTCTTAGGAGCATCTTTGTCATCTGCTGGTTTCACAGTGGTTTCAGGATCTTAACAAAGATTGTTTTTTGTGATGATTTGAAAGGGGGACTTGATTGTCCCTCTTTCCATTTAAAAACAAACCCAATTAAAAAACGTTTATAGAATATGGTAATTCTAAACGAATCGACAAAAGTTCAAAGATTTACGTTTATTCCTACAAGATTAGACGATGCAAACATTATGGTTTTAAAAAACGAAACCACTGGTGAAGAAACGACTTCATCCATTAATGTTAGAAAGCAGAGCTATTACTCATTCTTTGATTTTGTTTTTGATTTAAAGGAAGGCCATTTTTATACAGTAACTTTGCAATTCTATGGAGTTATTGGATGCAAATTAGATTACTATTTAGCACACAGAGATAAGATTTTCTGTACTAATCAAACCGTTGAAACGTATTCTGTTAATAATACTAAATATGTTGCAAACGAACAAAACATAATTTTCTATGAGTAACGTTCACGTTTTTAATTTTGAATCTCATAAACCACCGACAACCACAGAATCCAAAAGAGATAACTGGGTTGAGTTTGGAGATGACAACAATTACTTTCAGTATCTAATTGACCGTTACAATAATTCAACAACAAACAGTGCCGTTATTAATGCAATAACTAAGCTCATATACGGGCAAGGTTTAGATGCTAAGGATTCAAATAAAAAGCCTAATGATTACGCTCAGATGAAAATGTTATTTCGTACTGAGGTATTAAAAAAAGTAATTAAGGATGAGTACCTTTTAGGGCAAGGGTATTTTCAGTTAATATATAATAAAAATGGGGACTCGATTTTAAGAGTTGAACACATACCAGCTCAATTAATTCGTGCTGAAAAATGCAATGACAAAGGAGAAATAACTGGATACTATTATTCTGACAACTGGGAAGACACAAAGAAATTTGTTCCGCAAAGAATACCAGCATTTGGCTTTGGTGATAAGAAATTGGAATTGCTTCGTGTTGGGGAGTATAGTGTAGGACAAAAATACTATTCAAATGTTGATTATATTGGTGCAATTCCATACGCTAAATTAGAAGAAGAAATTGCAGATTTTTTAATCAATGATGTTCAGCACGGTTTCTCTCCAACATCAGTTATTAACTTCAATAATGGAGTTCCAGACGAAGAAAAGCAGAGCCTAATTGCATCAGATGTTAAGCGTAAATTAACCGGATCAAGCGGTGCTAAGGTTGTAGTTGCTTTTAATAGCGATGAAACTAAGAAAACCACTATTGATTCAGTTCCTTTAAATGATGCACCAGCTCATTATCAATACCTATCAGAAGAATCACGTGGAAAGATATTGCTTGGTCACTCAGTAACTTCAGGATTATTATTTGGTGTACCATCAAACAACGGATTTAGCTCTAATGCAGATGAGTTAAAAAATGCTTCTATCTTATTTGACAATATGGTTATTAGACCATTTCAGCAAACGGTGATAGAGGCACTAAATAAGATACTTGGATACAATGGTATCACTTTGCAATTAGAGTTCGTTACACTTCAACCATTAGATGCTCAAGGTGATTTAACAGATGCATCATCAGGCAACAGTATTATTGAAGCATTGAATAGCTTATCGCCATTAGTAGCAACTAAAGTACTTGAAAGCATGACACCAAACGAAATTCGTAATTTGGTTTTATTGCCTGCTAGAAGCGAAGGAGCAGAATTGCCTACTGCATTACAATTTTCATCTCACATTGATGAGTTAAATGTTGAAGAATTTGGTGCAGAATTAGATCCTAATGAGTGGGAATTGATTGACAGTCGTCCAGTATCATATGAAGACGAACAACGCTTGGACGAAGAATTAGAGGCTTTAAATAATCCTCAAAAATCTATTATGTCAAAGGTGTGGGAGTTTGTGACAACTGGAGTTGCAAGACCTGATTTAAAATCAGAGCAGGATGGAAAATTGTTTGCATCTCGTTATAGATATAGCGGCACAATTACCAGCGATTCTCGTGAGTTTTGCAAAAAAATGATAGCTGCTAACAAATTATATAGAAAAGAAGATATAATGCGAATGAGCTCAAACCCTAAAACTAATGAAGGTTGGGGCCCAAGAGGAACAAATACATACGACATTTTCCTTTACAAAGGAGGCGGAGCGTGTCACCATTTTTGGACTCGGGAAACTTACAAACGTTTTACTGATCCTAGAAGAAAAGGAGCACAAGAAATTACACCATCTCAGGCAAGAAAGGCAGGGGAAATTTTACCAACAAACCCAAGTAAGGTTTATCAAAAACCAATTGATATGCCTAATCAAGGATTTTTACCTAAATAAGAAATGGCTCAAGCATTATTCATAACACGTGATGACATTGTAAGATTTACTGTATTAAGCGGTAATATTGACACAGACCGTTTTATTCAATGGGTAAAAGTTGCGCAAGATATTCACATTCAAGGGTATCTTGGAACTAAATTATTCAACAAGATTAATGATGGTATTGTTGCTGGTAATTTAGCTAATCCTTATCTTACATTATTAAACGTTTATATTAAACCAATGGTCATTCACTGGTCGATGGTTGAGTTTATGCCGTTTAGTGCTTATACATTTGCAGGCAAAGGAGTGTTTAAACACTCAAGCGAGAATGCGCAGAACGTAGAAAAAGGTGAGATTGATTTCTTGATTGAAAAAGAGAGATCAATTGCAGAACATTACACTAGAAGATTCATTGATTATATGAGTTTTAATCAATCAAGTTTCCCAGAATATAACACGAATAGCAATGCGGATATGCACCCAGACAAACAAGCAGACTTTGGTGGCTGGTACTTATAAGCCAAAAGAGGCAAACGTTATTAAATTAAAAATATATTTAAACAAGATAAAAAATGAGTCTTAATTTCACGCACATAAAAGGAGATACATTTGATGAGGTAGCCTTTGAATTAAAGATTAACAACACGGCAGTAAATCTTACTGGTGCGGTTATTAAAATGCAATTAAGAAAGACTGCAAGCGATGCAACGGCTGCTCTATCTTTGACTTCTGCAAGTTCAGCAGGCATTACAATTACAAATGCTTCAGCAGGACAATTTAAAATCAACAAGCAAATTATAGATATTGAGGTGTTTAATTATTCCTATGACATTCAGTTTACGCTCTCTGGTGGAGATGTAAAAACTTATGTACACGGATCATTTAACATTACACCTGAAATAACTAGATAGAAATGGACGATATTACAATTGAGGTATCCGAATTCGTTAATAACATTAGCGTTACGGCTCAGCCTAATGACCAAACGATTGATATTACGGTAACTGAAACCGTTGAAACTGTATTGCTAGATGTTAGCACTACCGTTGATGAGGTTACAGTCACGGCTACTCAAAACGTAATTGTCGAAAACATTACTGTTGATTACGTTAATAACGAAAACAACATTGATATAAATGTGACTGATGCAACGCAGGATGTCACGTTAAACATTACACCAACTCTAGTTGAAATTAACATCCTTAGATCAGGCGGTGAAGTTAATATATTACAATTCGATTCGCTTGCAGACTTCCCAGCGACAGGGTCAAGTAATTATTTTTACTTAGCTAAGGACACAAATAAGCTATATCGTTGGACTGGTTCTGCTTATGCTGAGATTTCTGCTACGGCTAACGCAGTTTGGGGACAGATTATCGGTACTTTAAGCGAGCAAACAGATTTGCAAAACGCTTTAAATCTAAAAGCTCCTATTAATTCGCCTACATTTACGGGAACGGTTAGCGGAATTACTAAAGCAATGGTTGGTTTAGGTCAAGTAGATAACACAAGCGACCTAGATAAACCGATTTCTACGGCTACTCAAACGGCTTTAAATGCTAAACAGCCACTTGATGCAGACTTGACTTCAATCGCTGCACTTAGTGGAACGTATGGTTTTCTAAAAAAGACCAACGAAAACAGTTATAGCATTGACACAAATACCTATTTAACAGAAATTACATCTACGGATGTGACTGAGGCATTAGGATTCACACCTGAGAATGCTGCAAATAAGGGAGTTAATAACGGATATGCTTCATTGGATGGCGGAGGCAAAGTGCCTTCATCACAATTGCCTAGCTATGTGGACGATGTAATTGAGGTTTCTAGCTTTGGCACACTTCCTACAACTGGCGAAACGGGTAAGATTTACATTACTTTAGATACTAATAAAATCTATCGTTGGACTGGTAGCGTTTACGTTGAGGTTTCAAGTTCGGCTGCGGTTTGGGGTGGCATCACTGGAACGCTATCAAATCAAACAGATTTACAATCTGCACTAGATGCGAAGCAAGACGATTTAAACGGTACGGGCTTTGTAAAGGCATCAGGAACGACAATCTCCTACGACAATACAACTTACTACCCTGCGTCTAATCCGAACGGTTACACGACAAATACGGGAACGGTAACTTCGGTAGCCTTAACGGTTCCAAGTGCGTTTAGTGTTTCGGGTTCTCCGGTAATTAGCTCGGGTACTTTAGCGATTACGGGTGCAGGTACAACGGCACAATACGTAAGAGGCGATGGAACTTTAGCAACGATGCCCGACATCTCAGGTTTTGTACCTTATACGGGTGCGACTGGAAACGTAGATTTAGGAACGCATACAATCATTGCAGCTAAGGGTACATTTTCTAGCTCAGGAAGTGGCGATACAGTAGGCATCACGCATTCAAGTGGAAGCGGTATAGCTTTAAATATTAGCAAGGCAGGAAACGGTGAGGGAATTTACGTTAATAAGACTAGCGGTAGTGGGAATGCGGTTACTATTATAGGTACTTTAAACGCTACTACCTTAGTAAAATCAGGCGGTACATCTACTCAATTTTTAAAGGCAGACGGTAGTGTAGATTCAAGCACCTATTTAACTTCCGCTTCTTTAAGTGGTTACGTAGATACAACGGGAGACCAAAGCATAGCAGGTCAAAAAACCTTTACTGGGTTTGCTTATTTTGATAACACAATATTTTTAAAACAAACTACTTCTATTTCTTTTATATCTGGATACAATAGTATTGCTGCTAGTAGTTCAGGGATTAGAATGGGAATTACAAGCGGTATTTCAGCTCTATTTGATTTAACCAGTTTAACTACAAATAGAGATTACACTTTACCAAACGCTTCAGGTACTTTAGCCCTTACAAGCGACATACCATCCTTAGCTGGATACGTTGCTACAACTGGAACTCAATCAATAGGAGGCACTAAAACATTTACGTCCTACACTTTATTTGACCAAGATATTTATTTAAAGCATGACGGTACCTTGTCTGGATTTCCTGGATATAGTACAATTGCTGCAAATGCTACAAGCATTATTTTTGGTTTACCTGATTTAGTAAGCGTTGCTAATTTTGATATATCGGCTTTAACTGCTCAAAGGTATTATAACTTACCAGACGCAAACGGAATTATTGCCTTAACTTCACAATTACACAATGCAGTTACAATTGGAACGGCTAACGGTCTTTCGTTAAGCACTCAGGTTTTATCTTTAGGCTTAGCATCTACAAGCGAAACTGGTGCTTTAAGTTCTACTGATTGGAATACATTTAACGGCAAGCAAAACGCTTTAACTAATCCAGTCACGGGAACGGGAACTGCTAGCTACATTCCTAAATTCACGGGAACTTCAGCGATAGGCAATAGCTTACTTTATGACACTGGCAGTGCATTACTAATCGGTGCGACTTCGGCTTCAGAT